TAGCCCATCGTCCTGACTTGAGTTTGTACTTTCCAGCGACTCGCTTGAAAGCCTTACCGTACTTGATAGAGTAAGCACTCGCTTTCCTCTTGACCTTCTTCTCAACAGGGGCAAGAAGTTGACCAGCCGGTTTAGCAATAGTAGGAGAGACGCCAGCACTGATCAGCAACTCCTGAAGAAGTTTGCAAGTTTCGCAAGCCACATCAATCAACCTCAGTTATCTGAAGCGGTCGATTGCAGAGCCAATGCCATCCAGTCGGATTTGCCCAAACGGACCACACGAGCACGGATACGTGCAGTGACTGAAACAGCAGCACCACCAACTGGCTGACCATCAGGACCAGCAGTTAGGTAGAGAGTATCGTTGACCACCATGAACATCTCGCTCAAGGAGCCAGCAGTTCCATAGTTGTCAGGGTAAATGTCGGATTGATGAGAGAGTACGTTGTTTGGTTGGTTGATGTTCAACGATCCACTGGCGATAAGGGATTGATTGTCTGCTCGAACAAATGCAGTTCCAGGGTTAAGGTCTACGAGTTGAGCGGTCAATGCACCGTTACCGGCTAACATTGCAGCACCATCGCTTCCAAAGTCTGTACCGACCTGGTAAACAAAGTCGCATGAGTCGATGGCGATGGCTTGACCCGAGGCAACATTTACGTATGCTCCAAGATCTATGGTCCCCGTAACACGGGTTCCTGATGCAGTTGCAGCAGGTAAAGTCACAGTTTCAGTCAGGTAAAAGGATCCAGTCTTAGCGGTTGCCATACCACTTCCAACAGTTGACAGTGTATAAACTACACCGAACATGTTCGTGTTCCCCTGCACCAGGATTCAATCTTCGCGAGCGAAGCGAGTCAATGGGACCTTAATCACCATCCACCCCACCCACCTCCTATGACAACCATTACTATATTATTCCGCCGTAGGCTTTTTTATTTTGAAAAGTGTTATAACATTATTAGAACTAGGATTGAACATGGCGAACCAATACTCCATAACCGTGAGCGACAGGGCGGATGCAGTCCTAAAACAGTTGAAAGAAGGTGGCTACAAGACATCTCAGTGTATCTCAGCACTCATTGAGACCCTGGGCCTGGAAGCAACCGTTCGTATGGTGACATATCAACGCAGAATAACAAGTTTGGAAGGTGAGTACGATGACCAAGTTGAATGATATTGAACAGATTGACGACAAGATCCAGGACTTAATTCAACTTTACCGGTTGATGTGGCCTAACTTTAATTCAGTTCCAGTAGTTGAGAAGGTGATCGTTGCTCTCAACGAAGCCTACCGCGCTAATGGCAAGTTGGCTGATGCCCTGGACAAGGGGTGGATTGAATGAGTAAAGTTCAATGTTATACCAATGATGATGAAATTATGTGTTATTGGCAACGCCGGTTTTGGCAAGCATTCAGAATGCTTACTCTCGCTCAAAGAGAAATACTTGCAAACATGTCATTTGCTCTAAAAGAAGGTGAAGAAGAATGAATTGTAAGTGCGGAACTAAGATTAGTTCATCGGCAAATATCGCACGTCCCAGGTGTGGAAGATGTTGTCGCCTGGAGCGTGAAAAGAATGAGTGATGCACCTTGTCCTAATTGTGGATCGTGGAATACTTCAATAGTTGATCTACGTGCAACAAGTGGAATAGTCTCAATCATGTGCTGGGCGGAATGCGGTATGGATTTCGACGTCAACGGAATATGGTATATGCTGAATCGACGTTAAGGTTGAACTGCACGTTGACCAGGATAAGTCGACCAACCATCTTCCCACTTCAGGGGAGGAGAAGGTCTGTTTGTCCAGGGATCTCCACCAGGTCCCAGTTCAGCAAGTTTTTCTAAATCAGGACCTGTGCTTTCTCTAGTAGTATAACTTCCTCGAGGAACTGCAATTGCTGTACGACGTGCAACTTGAAGTGAATACAATGGATCGCCTTTCAACAACCACTCGATTCGAGTCATGTTCACACCTGATTCGCAAGTTCAATGCTTCTTGAGAGTCGCATTATGTATTCAAGTTCAGGTTCTTGGTCCATAGTACCAGGGAGAATAACTCGTGATGCTGGGATGCTCAATGTCGTCCCAATTAAACTTGCAACTGTAGCCGGCATTACAAGTTTCATAACGTACAATACTTGTGCCGCGGTTGGAGACAATGAACCAAATTGTTTGACAGTGATTGGTTGACAAATTCCAAGTTGAGGAAGGTTTGCATTGATGAGATTGACTTGAGACTCTGCAAACAAAACGGTATTCCAATCTTGTTGAGCAACACCAGTTGATAATATATTCAAATCAATAAAGCCCGGACCTCCACCGCCGACCACTTGTTGTACTAAAGTATCGGGATTTAATGGGACTGAAGAAACTATGGTTACCACGGTTTGACCAGAGCCCTCAAAGGCAAGCCAATATGGACCTTCTTGAATAACTCCTCCTGAAGGATAGAATGTTTTGTAGTCACGTGCGTATCCCGAGAGGTCAATGCTGCCACTCCAATAAAGTGCTAGGGGTGAAGAAGGTACACGCAACCATCCATTTAATCCGGTTAGGTCTAACCAATCTTCTCCAGTACCAGTAACGGTGCATGGAGGGATTTCTATACGTAGGGTTCGGTTACGATCTGATTCATCCATAATATCACTTCATTGTCTTGGCTAGTTTATGAGCTGCCTTTTGGGCTCGCTTGAATCCGTCTTTAGCCCATCGTCCTGACTTGAGTTTGTACTTTCCAGCGACTCGCTTGAAAGCCTTACCGTACTTGATAGAGTAAGCACTCGCTTTCCTCTTGACCTTCTTCTCAACAGGGGCAAGAAGTTGAC